CGATTTAGCGGGGTCGCCATGCGCTCCGCGAGACTCCGAAAGGTGAGCATCCGGCATCGTGTTCATCGCCGGACGATTCGTGAGAGAAACGCCGGACAGGACGGGATAAACCATCTCGCCCGTCTTGACGTTCAGCGCTTCCTGGAGGGTTGCGGAGTAGTAGCGGTAAATCTTCTGGTTGACGAGTTGCCTGCCCTTCTCCGTCCAGTCCCATTTCACGTACAGGCCATCATCCCGGGCCTCAAGAGCGACGGCCCAGGCATTGGCGGCTCCACCGTCATGGTCAGTGTCCAGGAACGGCTGGCGGTTCCCCAGTGCCTTGTCCTGCCAATTCTTCACGAGGCGATCCATGTAGGTTTTCGTGAATACGAGATCGCCGTAGAAGTCGTTGAACCAGTAGCCTACCGGCAGGACTTTCTGGAATCCGTCAGCCGTATCGACCAGGGATACCTCGGAGAGCGTCGCCTCGTAGGGATGTGATCGGTCGGAAAACTTCGCGGAGGCTTTGCGAAAGGTGGCATTCGCCGTCTTGATTGCGGCTATCTCCGCGTCCAGTTCGTCCACGCCTCCCGAAATCGCCATTGCTTCATTGGCGACCTTGAGCCATTCGTCTGCCTGGGCGGGCGTCAGCGTCATCCCGGCGCAGTATTTCGATACATCTTCAGGCTTGAACATTATGCGCCTCCCTCTGATTTCATCACGTAGATATTCACGCATCGGCATCGCCCGCCGCCGTAGCACTCAGGATCGGGCATTACCTGTTCTTCTCCGGGCGGCCACTGTTCACCGTCATGCTCCGCGCATTGCTCGCAGGCGTTCCCGTCAAGGATCGCGGATCGGTAGACGTAGGCCACGCCATCGGCATACTCTTGGGCTGCGAAGTCGCGCCCCGCGCCCCACCCGCCATTGACAGCGCCGTCAACAATCGAATCGTATCCGGCCTCTGAAAAGCTCCGCGATTCCATGTCGATGTATTTCAGAAGCGCTTCGCCCACGATCCCGGATTTTCTGGCAACGATTCCCGTCTGCAATACCATGCTTTCCAGTTTTGACGCGGCACCCTCGACCTCAAGCGAAATCTGATCTTCCATGAGGTCGAATAGGTCATTCTGGGAAACGCGAGGACGCTTCTTGGTAATCATGGCAAGCCGCTTACCGATCTGCTTCTCCATTTCCTTTCTGACTTGCTCTTTTCCCGCTACGTACTGGCTTCGGTATGCGGATACAAGCGCCTGGAACATTTCAAGTTTGCCTGATACTTGCACCTTGGTAACGCGCTTCCCTTGCGAAGCCTGGGCTACCAGGGAGATGCGCTGCTGCTCTTTAATATCCAGCACCGTCCTAAGTGCAGTTTTCTTTGCGTTGTCGAGCTGTACGGCCATGCCCTCGATGTCTACCAGTTGCACCTCGGGGGACGTTGCCGACGCGAGCCTGATTCCTTTTTTGCGCGTATTGAGTTCTGGCGTCTGTTCTTCATCGTCGGCTGTCTGTTGATCGGTCGGGTTTTCGGGGACGGCAGGAAGCGTGGCAAGAGGGGCAACTTCTTCCTTGCACGGCAGTTCGAGCGATTCACGGAGTACGGCTTCAAGGCCATCATCCGGCGTGATGAGTTTCCCCGTCACAAGCGCGGCGAGCCCGACCGTATCAATGTCGCTTATTCCGTTGACTTTCAGGGTCGGATATTGCTTTACATCCCAGTTGTAATTGACATATTCGCGGATTAGGAATCGGTTTACCACGTCGCAGATATATCCGGCATAGGTTTTGATCGACTTGTTGAAAAGGTCGATGAAAGATACACCGAGGGCGCGGCTTCCTGTCTGCGAAGTCCCCAGGTCGATGAACTGCGCGAGCATCGCCTTGCCGATAGCCTCGTCGTGGTACTTGATCGACGGGATAGCATCGTCACCGACTGTCCCGCCGTTCAACACTTCAAGCAACCAGCCTTCGGGCTTCACGATGTAAGATTGTTCCTGCGCTTGCAGGTTTTCCAGCGTAGTTTCTGCGTCAGTCCAGGCAGCATCTCCCGACTTAGTACCATTGGGCGCGGTCATTACCGGAACGCCTACGCCGTATCGGTCATGCTTTATTGCGTCGATCTTCTCTAGGTTAGATTTTATAAACCAGGGCTTGTACGCGGTGCGGAGAATGGAAACGCCTTCCCAGTTGTCGCCCTCTTTATCGTTCGTGAACACAAGGAGCTTTTCAATCGGCAGGATGTATCTTGTCCCGTCGGCGTCCATTTGCTCAGGCCCGATCAATGCGCGGGTGTTCCCGTCGTATTTCCAGTCCACGATTGACAGGGGGAGTCGGGGATCGAGCTTGCGGATGCCAAGGACGCCATCATCGCGGTATTCCCACACCTTTTCCAGCACAGAGAAACCAAAGGGAAGCATTAAAAGGATATGCCGGACAGTGTCATCCCATGTCTGGCTCATCCCGTGCAGTAGGTTGTTCTCGATGACCTTGGCTATCTTCTGGTCAGCCTCGTCCTCGCTGGCGGGCTCGATGAACCAGTTCGCCCCACGTATCGGCAGGGTAATCGCCTTGAGTACACTGCCCACCTTCGGATCGCTCCGGCGCATCTCGTCGAATATCTGCCGCCCTTTGTAGCCCATAAGCGCGGTGACATACTCGCCAGTCGCCATGCCATAAAAAGAGCGTCCGCCGTTACCCGTGACGCCGTAGATTGTCGGCTCTTTTCCCTTCACCACGTCGATCTTGTCGGCCTTGATGGACGGGGATGCGGTTGCGTTCGGGGTTTCAGAAAAGGCTTTACGGGCGGCGGTCAAGCGGTCGGCTAGTTTCAAAACTTCCTCCCGCGCAGTCCCGCAGTTTCAAGGCGGCGCTCCGTATGGGTTGCGGTAAACGGCACAGTCTCGCGTCGATAGAAGCAAAGCAAAAGAGCATCCGCCTTATCGGGTGAACGTCCTAACCGCTTCTTATAGTCAGCTTTCGATTCAATCTTCTTCCTGTCGTCGGGCGTGTACTTGTACTGCCGTCCCGAAAGCTCGGCCATTAAATCAGCATCGTCCGGAATATCCATCTTGTCAAGGGGTATGGTGAACCACTGTTCGTCAGCACAGCTAGTGTATAGCTTTGTATCAACAGGACTTCCGCCATTGTGTACTGGCAGAACATTTTTTGATCCCAGGTCGCGGAGCTTGTCCGTAACTCCTCCACCTACGCCGTCATCATCGACCTTTATACATATCTCAGGCTTCCGGTCGGCCATGTCCCAGGCGGTACGCGCTACGAGTTGCGTATCTGCGCCGTTGAATACTTTGGGTTGGTCTGCCTTCATGCCTCGGCGCTTGTAGATAACAGATCGGTCGTCACCGAAGCGGGCCACGTCGATTCCAAGCTCAACGATTCCGTCGGGGTCGTCGGGCAGTTTCCTGCCCATCGCTTCGCGGATCTGTGCACGGGCCAGGACAGAGCGCTCGCCCTGGATGCGCGGAGCGCCGTTCCATACGTGTTCAGCAAGCTCTGGATCCCGCGCGAAATCCTCGTCCATTTCCCTCTGGAGCTCGGCAGTCCACCAGGGATTGTCAACCTTTCCGGGTTTCAGGTCGATGAGGATTGCGTCATTGCGCCCCTGCGTCCGGGCGATGATCGGATCCACTTCCTCGTCCGGGTTCATACTGTACCAGAGCTCCGATCCAGGCTTGCGCAGGGTGGGCATTACCACGTCGAGAGAGTGAGCCGTCACGGACTGCGCTTCCTCGATCCAGAAGATGTCGAAATCCTCAAGGCTCTTGAGCTGGTCGGCGCGCAGATCCGAGATGCCGCGGAATATAATATGGCTGCCCGTTCTCGGACAGTCGATGTATTCTTTCGTGATCGTCCAGCCGGGATACCCGAGACGCTCTATCGTGTCGCGCATGAGCTTCCAGACGGATTCCTCAAGGGTGAGCTGTACCTCTCGCAAGCAGGCGATATGAACCCTTCGGACGCTGGCGATCTGTATCAACAGGCTGGCGATGCTCCAGGACTTCGCGCCAGCGCCGCGGCCGCCCCGGCAACCCTTTATCCTCATGGGCTTGCGGAACGCTTCCAGCTTCGGCGATACAGTTTCCCGCTCAATCTTCTCGCGGAGGGCAAGCTCTTCAAGTATGGCGGATTCGCTACGCATCTTGCTTGGCCCTCAGTTCGGCAAGGCGGGTGACTGCATCTTCGTGAGACATGGTATATATTCCAAACGGGCCGCCCTCGGCGTGAACATTCACCGCCTGGGCGTCAACATATCCGGCATGATTCTTGAGCCAGAAGATATGACCCGCACAGGATGTGCCGTACAAACCGCCTTCGTGCGCTGCCTGGATAAATAGCTTTGCCCTTTTTATAATGCAAGAATATTTCTCTCCCCGCGCCTCCTGGTCGGCAAGGCTTTGCCTATCGCAGAATCCTAAATTATAGGCAAGCGCGGCAAGGGTAGGAGGATCAGGAAACAAATTGTTTTTGGTTTTTTTTATCGATTCGAAGTACTTATCAACGGCTTCGGCAAGTTCCCTTGGGGATGAGAATAGGGCGGGTTTTCCCCGTTTCTTTTTTGTTGATTGCCCAGGATTCTCACCCTTAGCCACGGTCTGCCCTTATGGGCGGGCATAAAAAAGCCGCCCTGTCTCGATACGCCAGCTCAAGGCCGGCGCTCGAGCTGATTGGGCAGCTCTTCGCGTCGAATGGAAAAAGAAACTCACTCGGTCGGGATGTGGTCTCCCTGTCAGGCTCCAGTATACCAGATCGCAAACACCTGTCAAGTACTAATTACCTCCGAGTTCATCCCAGGCCGTTACTTTCTTTCCCGCCTCTTCCCTGCTTCCAAAGTTCGGCGCTCCCGTCGTAAAAGGCCGGACCTCCATGTTGCGGTCACGGATAGTGCCTCCTGGACCCTGCTTGTACTCGCCCCGCGATAGGCGCAAGTTCCAAACCTTCGTGATCCAGTGCGGATCGTACTGCGTAATCCCCTGGTCTCTTAGTTCCCCGGCAACCCGTACACATTCCTGCCCATTCTGTTCGTTGCGCTGTTCGTACTCCGGTAGGGCTATGGCGCTCTGCGCGCTGTCTTTCTCCACGCAAGCGGCGCGGTACGCCTTGTCGAAAACTGCGATGTCGGGAGGTTTCCCGTATTGGCTTTCATGGGTCTTGGATACAACCGTTTTTAGCGCGGAGAGATAGGCACCATCGAAGCCGGAAAGGTACTCCATGATGTCAGCCATCTGGCCTTTCGGGTACTTGCCGTAATAGCCCTCTGCCCATGATACGAATTGGGAAGCTGTCAGTTCGCGCATTCTGCCGCCTTCCTTGCCGCCACTTCGCGGGCAACCTGCTCCCATTCTTCAGCCCTATCCTGTGGCGCTTCCAATTGCTTCCTTGCCTCAATCTTTACCCTGTCCCAGATTCCAGACTTTGCGAGCGCTGAAGGCAAAAATGGCTGCCGTGACCAGAATTTGTCATCCCCGCGCGTGAGCATGAAATATGCCTCAAGCATGATCTGAATATCGCTTGGATTGTTCTGCGCGTATCCCATGATCTTGCGGATAGCGATCACCTCGCCGCCAGGATCGGTGAAAGGACCCTGGCTCAGGAATGCCGCCTGAATCGTCGAGAAGAGTTCCGTATCCATCGTCGCCGGAAGTTGGGAAGGGTCGCGCGTGCGCTCTTGTGTGTTATCTTGCTCTTGCTTATGTTCCTGTTTCTGTTCCTGATTAGGCATAGCCTTTACAGAAGGCTTTGGCGAAGGCTTACCGAAAGCCTTATCAAAAGCCTGTATAAAGCCTTCCCCCATTGTGTAAATAACTGTGCGTAAATGATTTACAGCTCTATCACGCAATGAACATTCTGGCAGGGTGTCAAAGTATGTTGCCCATCCAGTTATGACATTAGGGCTTTCGGGTCGATTGTACTCAATAGCATTAGGAAGCCATATCAATCGGGCTTTCTGATCGGCTTCCGCCATGCCTTTAGACAAGACTTCCTGAAAGGCTTTGGCAAAGGCTTCATCACTCCATTTTAGGGCTTCCGCCATAGCTCTTGGACCAGCACAAAAAAGTCCCGGTATTGAACCGGTTAGTGGACTTGTCAAGAGCCATAGCCATAAACCCTGTCCACATGGAGGAATCGGAGTGAGCTTATTAAAATCGCCGTCCCCCCAGGTTGATATATATACTTTTCTATATATCTTAGCCATAAATTGACACGCTTTTATTGATGGTCATACTGCCCTCCAAATAAAAAAGACCGCTCCGGGGCGTCTACTCCCCTCGGCGGTCAATTTCGCTAGCGGTAACGTTCGCGGACGGTAGACGGCATCCACGAATCAGCCAGCATCCCCAGTATATCACTACCCCAAGTATTGTCAATCTCTGGCTTGATATACCTAATCCTTGCCATTATCTGCCGTCCTTTTACTTTAACAGGTAGGTGCTTTTCGCCATTTCTTTGCGCGAGTTTATCTTATAGATTCGTAGGTCGGCGTTAATCTTCTGCAACAATCCTGGCTCTAGCGCCGGATCGTTTCTTAAACCTCGCGCGTACATTGATCCGATGCGCCGAAGCATCCTTCCCCATCGTTTCGCGCCAGTCCTCGGGCTGCATCGCTTCCAGTAGGTTGTCATGGCTTCTTTTTGACACGTCATTCCGTCCTCTCTTTATTGCCCCGAACTGATGCGTCTACAGGCGCGTCTACAGCGTCAATCTCGGGCTGTAGGGCGTCCCAGGAGTCAGTGCATCCAACCTCTTGATGATAAGTCATTGTTTCCCCCGCCTCTTTCATCTTCCTGACCAACCCCACCAGTTCCGCGTTGCGCTTCTCGGCGGAGGTTAGTTGTTCCTGTAGGCTACTCGCGGCCATGTTTGCGACGATTCTTCGTGATTCCATGTCGTCCCTCTCGCGTTCGGCGGCTTCGAGGGCGGCGAGGACTTTATCCGCCCTTCTGTGCGGTTTACAAAACTGACAGTCGGGATCGTCGCAAGTTGTAAAGCCTTGGCGTGTTTCTTTAAGCGCCTGAAAACACTCAAATAACAAAGCATCCTGCCGTTCCACCTGGGAGCGGAGGGCGATTAC